ACGGCGCCCGTCGCACGATCATCTCGACCGACTGGCAGAACCGCCAGGACTAATTTCCATGGCCATCCGCAAGAAGATTAAGACCGTCAGCCTGCGTCCCAAGCCGGTGACGCCTGCCCCGACCGCCCCGCAGCCGCAGGCTTCCTACGGCGACTGGCAGAGCATCGGCGTGACGCGTGCCCGCCGTGCGGCCTACGGCGCCGAACCGCGTGACCTTCGCCGTGACCTGACCCCCTACGACCGCCTGACGATGGTCCGCAAGTGCCGCTGGGCCGAGCGTAACTCCGGGCTGTTCAAGCAAATCCTTGCGGACATCTGCCTCTACACCGTGGGCGACGGCATCAAGCCCCAGAGCCACGCGTCGACCCCTGAGATGCAGGAACGCTATGAGGCTTACTTCGCCGAGAAGGCCAAGCGCATCGACATCACGAACCGCTTCTCGTTCTACCAGGCTCAGTCCATCCTTCTCCGCGGCATGATCCGCGACGGTGATTCCTTCGCCGCCAAGGTGCGTAACGGCGCCGGGGAAGCCAAACTCCAGCTGATGGAAGCCCACCGCGTCGGCGACCCTCTCGAAGGCAAGGTGCCCGAGGGTATGCACGACGGTATTCAGTTCGGTCCCTATGGCGAATACATCGCCGTGAACATCTACCGCTCCGACGGCTCGTCCCGCCAGATCCTCGCCCAATCGATGATGATGGTGGTCGACCAGGAGTACGCGTCCGGCGCCCGTGGCGTCCCGCTGCTCCAGCACTCCATCAACTCCATCCAGGACGAGATGGAAATCTTGGCCCTCGAAAAGCAGGCCGTGAAGGACAACGGCGACGTGACCCGCATCATCAAGAAGGCGGGCGGCATCCTCGACGGCGACATGGCCAACGAGCTCGGGGCGACCGGCACAGGCTCCTACGCCAACCTCGCCAACACGATGGGCGGCAAACTCATCGCCCTTGAGCCCGGGGAGGACATGACCTCCTTCCAGAGCAACCGTCCGAACGCCACCTTCAATGGTTTCATCGCCGCCCTAGAACGTGACATCAGCATGGGCATCTTGCCTTACGAGTTTGTCAGCGACCCTTCTAAACTAGGTGGTGCGTCCATCAGGCTTGTCACGGCCAAGGCCGCTCGCGTGTTCGGCAAGTATCAGTCCGTGCTTATCGAGAACTTCTGCGTGCCTACTTGGGGATACATCATCGGACAGGGTATCGCTGACGGCGATCTACCTGACGATCCCAAGTGGAACGAAGTATCATGGACGACCCCGAAGTCCGTCACCGTAGACGCTGGCCGAGATGCCGCCAACGACCGCAACGACGTCGAGATGGGCCTCTTGTCCATGTCTGAACTCTACGCCCAGCGCGGCCTAGACTTCCGCACCGAGATGGACAAGCGAGCCAACGATATGGCCTTTATCATCGAGAAAGCCAAGACCGCCAAGATTCCGATTTGGATGCTCTACAAGCCCGACTTCAACTGGCTCCAGCAGGGACAAGCCAACAGCCAGATTTCAGAAGTCACGGCTGACAACCTCGACCTCCCTCCTCCCCCGGAGCCCGACCAACCCGCTTCCTAATTTCCTATGCGTTTCCTCACCAACGGACTGTCGGGCCGCGAGCCCCTCCTCATCGACCCGACCAAGGCGAAAGACCACGCGGTCCTCGCCGAGAAGTTCGGCTTTACCGATATGCTTGCGCAGCTCTTCGGCGTGGCCCCTAAGCCTTACGTCGTCGACGGCATCGGCATCGTCCCCATCGTCGGCGTGATTGGCAAGGGCCTGTCCCCGCTTGAGAAGATGATGGGCGCCGTGGACGTTAACGAAATTTCCGAGGCTCTGGACGCGTTCGCCGCCAGCCCCGATGTCGAGAAGGTCGCCCTGCAAATCTCTTCCCCTGGTGGCACGGTCACCGGCGTCGAGGAACTGGCCAACAAGGTCCGCTCCTTCGGCAAGCCTACCCTCGCTTACACGGACTCCGAGATGGCCTCCGCCGCCTATTGGATTGGCTCGGCTGCTGACCGCGTCGTCGCCAGCCCCTCCAGCACCGTCGGTTCCATCGGCGTCTACATGGCCATCCCTGACTACTCCGAAGCCGCCAAGATGGCTGGTATCAAGATGGTCGTCATCAAGTCCGGCAAGTTCAAGGGAGCGGGCATCGAAGGCACGAGCCTCGACGAAGGCCAACTGGGCAACCTTCAAGCTGGCGTCGACACGATCCACGCCGAGTTCAAGGAAGCCGTTAACATGAAGCGCAAGATGGTGAAGGCCGAGGCCATGGAAGGCCAGGTCTTCTCCGGCAAGCAGGCCGCCGCCCAGGGCTTGGTCACTGGCTTGGCTGACTCTTTCAACGACGCCCTGCGTTCGTTCTAATTCCATTAACCGCAAATCTAAGATGACCATCGAAGAGCAACTCCTCGCCGCCACCGCCGCTGTCTCTGGCCTCACCGCCGAACGCGACGACCTCCGCACCACTGTCGAGAAGATGACGGTCGGCGTCTCTGCCGAACTCGAAAGCCTCAAGGTCGAAGCCGCGTCCAAGGATGCCAAGCTCGCCGAGCTGACCGCCGCCCTCGAAGTGGCCGTCAAGGAGTCCGAGTCCTTCAAGGCCCTCGTCGAGCAGCACGAGGCCACCAAGGTCAGCGCCTCCAAGGAAGCCGCCAAGATCGTGGCCTCCGTCGGCGTGTCCCCGGTCGAACTCAGCCCCGCGGATGGCAAGCCCACCGCCGAGGCCGTCGACCACCTCGCGACCTTCATGTCCCTGCCCGTCGGCAGCAAAGAGCGCAACGAATACTTCGCCGCTCATAAGCACGCCATCATCAAGGCGGCTATCTAATTTCCCCCCTAAACCTAATCCCTAAATAACATACTACCGTGGCCAATTCTATTGCCTCTGCCCCTAGCATCCTTGCCGAGAGCGTCATCGCATCTCTGAAGGGAAAGCTCCCCGCCCTCCGCGCGTTCTCCAGCGTCTTCACCGCCGCTGAGTCCGCCTCGGGTCGCACTGTCCAAGTTCCGCTGATCGGCACCTCCACTGCAACGGAGTTCTCGACCGGCGGCTACCTCACTCAGGACGACGCGACCATCACGGCCGCCAACGTCACCCTGAAGCACTTCAAGGTTTCGTCCCGCTTCGCTCCCCTGGACGTGAAGATGTACGGCGCCCAGTTCCTCGCCAACGCCTTCGTCCCGACCGCCGCCAACGCGCTCGCCGAAAAGTGCCTCGCTGAAATCGGCGCGCTCATCACCGTCGCGAACTACGCTTCTGGCACGAACACCGGCGCCGCGCTGACCTACGCTGAAGTCGTCACCTCCAAGGGCGTGCTCGACGCCGCCAAGGCCGCTGAACCCCGCGCGTTCATCCTGAACCCGACCTACGCCAACGGCCTCCTCGGTGACGCTACCATCATCGGTAACTCCGTCCTCGGTGCTGGCATCCTGACCTCCGGCCAGATCGGCACCCTCGCTGGCGCCTCGGTCTACCAGTGGAACAGCCTCCCTGCCAACGCGGAAAGCCTCGCTGGCTTCTCGTGCGGCGCTGACGCCATCGCCGTCGCCTCGGCCCTCCCGATGTCCGAGATCCCGGGCTTCGAAGTCGCCAACGCTGTCGACGCCGACACCGGCCTCGGCGTCCAGGTCCTCATGGGCCAGGAGCAGAGCGGTTACTACAACGTCACCGCCACGCTGCTCTTCGGTGCCGCTGTCGGTCGCGCGACCTCGCTCAACCGCCTCACCACGGCCTAATCAGCCGCCGCAAGGCAAACAAACGAGGCTCCCAGCAATGGGGGCCTTTTTTGTGCCCCCTACCAATCCGGGCAATGATAGGATGAGCCTCTACGGAACCGAGTTTCTCAACGACGCCAAAGAGATGGTGGCGGACTTCGGCGTGGCCGGGTCGGCCAACTCTGGCGCCATCACCTTCTCCTGCCTCATCTCCGACCCCGCCGTCTCGACCGTGCTCGAAGCAGGGGGTTATATGGAGCGGACCCAGTACTCGGTCAGGCTCCCCGCTGTAACGGCCTCTTGGAGCCAGCCAGACGGGTCTACGGGGGCATCGGCGGCCCTGCTGTCCTCGGGTGCCCCCATCGCCTCCCTAGGCCAAGGCAAGAAAATCGTGGCCGGCGGGAAGACCGTCCGCATCACGAGCCAGACCTACAAGCCCGGGTCGGCATGGATCACGCTGTTGGTTATCGACGACAATCAATAAGGCCATGGTGACGGTCTCCGTTAACCCGAAGTCTATGGCCTCATTTATGGCCATGCTTCAGCGCCT